GTAGAGTTTGTCGACGTGCTCGGTGAACTCCTTGAACGCCTTGTTCTGGCCGCCGTCGTCACGCAGCTTCTGCAACTCGGACTCAAGCTCGGCCGCTCGGGCCTCCGCTTCGCGACGCTTGCGTTGGGACTCCGTCAGCCGCGCCCGCGGAACCATCGGATTTGGAACGTCGGGCTTTTTGTCGTCCGGTTCGTCGACGTCCTTGTCATCCGGTGCGTCCGTCTTCTTGTCGTCCGGCGTGTCCTTCTTCTTGTCGTCGGGTGCGTCGTCCGGCGCGTCGTCCGGCGCGTCGTCCTTGTCGTCCGGCGTGTCACCTGCGGGGTCGTCGTCGACGACAAGGTCGTCGCCCCGATCGGCACCGTCGAGGTCCGCGTCATCGTCGTGATCGACGACGTTGTCTACATCGACCAAATCGTCCTGCTTACCCATTGCTTCTGGCCTCTTTCGTGGCTGCCTCCTTCGACTTTGCGAGGTCCCTGCTGTGCTGCAGGTGCATATCCGTCAGGGCCAAAGCCGTATCCCTGTCGGATTTTTCGCGATCCAGTGACATGCGCTGGGTGTCGCGAACGTGCTCCAAGGCGAGGCGCGTACGATCGAGCGCGATTCGCTGGGCATTGGGGTCGCGCTGTGCGTCGGCGAGAGCCTTCGCAGCGCGCGCGTGAGCGAGATCGGCCTGCGCCGAAGAGTTGACCGAAGATGCCTGCTTGGCAGCGAGCTCGGCCTGCAGCAGCGCCTGCTGCAACATCTGCTGCTGCGCCTGCGCATTCTGGTTGCCGCCGGCGTCCTTCATGGCCTGCATCACCGCGGACTTCTGCGGGATCGAGCTGTACTGCAGGAGCACGTCGTCCGGGATCGCCATGCCAAGTTCGGTCCGCATGGCCTTCAGTTGGTCGAAGACCGTCTGTTGCACAAGGTCGCGCGACGGCGCCGGGATGACTGTCACGGCGTATTTGCCGGTCGTCACATTGTTGAGTAGCCGTCCCTCTGGGGTCGGCTGGTTGATCGTGAATGCCTGCGTCTGATTGGTAACCGAGTTGGTGTAGTGCATCAACCGCGTTTCGGTGTAGAACGTCTGCACCTGGTCACGGATGCGCTCGGCGAGAAGCGTCTTCGCGAAATACAGCGCCTTGGTCGCGTTGGCGAGATTCACAGAGCCTCGCTGGATGCGATTCTTGAGCGCATCACCCGTTGCTTCCGTAGATGGCGCCCCGGCCATCGCTTCGTTGTAGCCGGAAATCTGGTGGAACTTGCCATCCAGCGTTTGCGCGAGGTGGTCATGCCCGCTCGGCAACTTGCCCGGCTCGATGCGCTCCAGATCCTTGACGTCCTTCAGTACCGCGGTGAGACCGGTCTGCGCGCCGCGGCGCTCCAGCTCCTCCTCGGTCATGTTCACGAGCGACCCCTGCTTCACCTTCCAGCCGGAGTTCGCCGCGGAGTTCAGGATGTGCAGCTCCTGCGAATACAGCTTGTTGGTGAACCGTTGCAAGTCGATGAGCTGGTCGCCCAACCCCATCGTGTAGCCGTCGACGAAGTAGGGGAAGAACGGGACGATCGTGAACTCGTTGTACGGACTGTCCTGGTCGTGCAGCATCACCCGGTCGCAGCTCACCGTCCAACGAACGGTCTTGGCACGCCGCTTGATGACCGCGACACCGGTCAGGTCGATCAGACGCCCGATGCGCTCGCGGTCCCAGTTCTCCGGCACCTCGCTCATGTCGCCCGTCATGGGGTCCACGAAGAAATTCTTGTACTTGAGCGTTCGGTATTCGCGCTCGATCAGGCGACGGCACCGCAGCATGCGCGGGTCGCCGTTAGTTGGGTCGTAAAGGATGCCGCCATTGAGCTGGTAGGACAGCTGGCGCTCCGCGTAGGAGTCATACGGTGACAGCCAGTCGGCTTGCGGCGTGTCGCCGATCTCCTTGGCCGCAGCCTCGCCGTACATTTCGGAGATGTAGTCGAGGCTCGCGAAGCGCGACGTGTAGACCTCGGGCCACGTCTTGGGGTCCGGATCGTCGATGTCCGGATGCAGGACGATGTTCTGCGGGCGTGGCGCTGTGATGCACACTTGCCCCTGCAGCTGGTCGTCGAAGTCGGTGCGGACGCGGAAGTATCCACGGCCCGACAACATGCCCATGAACAGCACGCGGGGTTCGATGTATTCGAGTTTCGACAGCCCGGTGACGGACAAATACACCTTGTCCATGACGTCACTGATGTCTTCGAACGCCGTATCGGTCGGCGCGAAGCGCACGTCGCCGGTGGCGTACACCATCTCGCCGACGATCGAGTCCATGTCGCGGAAGAACTGGTTGATCGTGAGCGCCGGTCGATCGGACTCGCGCATCTTCGAGCGCTCTTCTGCCGTCCACTGGTTGCCGACGAAGAAGTTGAGCCCGGTCTCTGTCCGGAGCAGATAAGGGTCGTGACCGTTCGAACGACAGTACTCGTAGTACTTGTAGTTGTCTTCAGCCTTGTCTGCGTCGCTCATTGTCTCACGCCGTCATAAAGCCGCGACCCGCGGCTTGTTGGGTGTATTGGTGCAACTCCTTCCGCCAGCTCGTCCTGGCGCGTCGGTGACGATGGGTACGTGGCAACGGAGGCGTGATACGAAGCGCCATGCGCGCAAGCCACGCCATGGAATCCACCATATCATCATGGGTGCCGCTCGGGAAACGCAGCATTTCCTGCTGGATCTTCGTAGCCCAGGGCTGCGCCGCCGGGAAATAGACCTGCCCCATCTGCATGCGCTGCTGAAGCGGCCGGGCGCGCAGCAGCTTGTCCGTAACCGGCTTCAGCTCCTCGTCGAACGAGAACTTCGACTTCGCTTCCTGCATGGCTTTTTCGAGCAGGGGCCGCATGGTCTTGCTGATCTGGCCCTCCTCGATACCCTGCACCTGCAACAGCTCCCACTTCTCGCCGATCTTCACGACCGCCTCGACGATCGGGTAGGTCGACAGCCGCCCTCGGATCATGTCGACGACGTACAGGCTGCCGTCCGAATGCAGTGCGCCGACGATGCCGACGGTGTAGTCGTTCTGGGCCTTCTGGCCAATCGCCAAGTCCCACGCCGCGAACCACGCGTACTCTTCGCGGGTGCCGGGGAGCGAGGTGTAGAAGCGGAACATCTCGGTTGTGAAGTACTCACCGTCCGCCGGCACCGGGTTCTGCTGATACAGCGCGTTCCACTGGATCGACGGCATCGTGTTGCGGATGGTGCGCAGCGCTTTGGCCGTGTACCGCTCAGGATGTAGCGCCTCACCTTCGCGACGTAGCAGTCGCGCACCTTCGGGCACCTCGTGCGGGCCGACCTCGATCACGCCGTTCGGGAACAGGTACTCGTCGGCCTCGGCGAGCGCCGGATAGCTCACCACCTCCCACTGGTCGATCTCGTCCTCGGGAACGCCGGCTTCGAGCAGCGCTTCATGGTCGGTCAGGAGTCGTCCGGCCAGATCCCCGTCGTGCCAGCGCGTTTGCGTAATCAGTACACCGCCACCCGGCGCGAGACGGGTACGCGCCGTTGTCGTGTACCAGTTGTAGGCATTCTCACGAACGACTTCGGACTGGGCCTCCTGGTAGTCCTTGATCGGGTCGTCGATGTTGAGGATGTTGCAACCCGTACCGGTAATGCCGCCCTCGACACCGGCGGCGCGGAACCGGCCGCCCGCTGTCGTCAGCCACTCCTCGACACCGCGGGAGTCGGTCCGTAGCTTGGTCTTCGGGAACACCGCCTGGTACGCCTTGTCGTCCAACCGATCGCGAATGCGACGGCTGAAACCGATCGGCAACGAAACGGCGTACGACGCCGAGATGATCTCCCACTCGGGATGGTGCCCGAACACCCACGATTCGAACTCGTCCGACACCAGTGTCGACTTGCCTGCGCGCGGGGGCATGAAGAGCATCAGACGTGGCGACTCCTTGCGCTCGACCTGCCGGACGAAACGCTCCAACCGCCTGCAAATGTCCTGATGCACCCAGCCCGCCAGATAATCCGGGCGGAACTGGGTGACGTAGTAGATGAGCCGCCGGCGCATCAGCTCGCGCCGCGCCATCTCTTTTTCAGCGGTCTCCAGCGACGTTTGCGCCTCTTCCTCGGCCTGCGAGGCGTAATCCTCGTGCTCGCGGATAAACTTCAGCGCGTCCGGCGACGTGACGTACGCCATGTTGCGGTCTTGGTAGAGCGCCAGCACG